GTGCGTTTTCGTCTGTGCGTCGTGAGATGCTATTTCCTGTTTGTTACCCTAAAGTGGGCGACCCGGCTGATTTCTTCTTGGATTGGTTCGTTTCGAATGTTAGATCATTTGCTGCAGTTGCGCCCCAGGCAGGTCTTGTCGTAGATCTGTTCGCAGCGAGTCGCTCGGATTTGAAAGAAAGGGCATTGGATCAAAACCTTCCTTTGTTCTGACTATTGAGGTAGTCCACTTTCAACAACAATGGAAGGTCAGTTACCGGAAATTGCACAAGGAGGCGGGGACGGATTAAGAAGGGGACTTGCTAGCGAGCTGGGGACAGCCATAAGTCAAGATATTTCTGCACGTTCTCCGCTGAGCGGAACTGGGATAGCCAAACCAGTTGGGTCCGCAACTTCACCAGCACCGCCCGGTGGGGGGCTCCTGTCTAGGAGTCGACTTGATGTCAATCAGCATCAGGGACAAGGCGATGAGTCAGGATTGGTGACGTGTCCTGCCGGATCGGGTGTTCGATCGTCACAACAAAGCGCTTCAAAAACAACTGTGCTCCTCAAATCTTTAGCTAAGGAATTGGGGGAAGCCGTCCAGATAAGCGAGGACAATTCGATTAGTCAGAAGGGTAATCCTAAACCTTTCGCAGTTCCGTTAAATCCGATACTTGAAAAACCCAAGACTGTTGGGAAGCATTGGAGGCGAGGCAAGTCAGGCGCTCGTGGGACGAACTGGTTCAGGGAACAAGCAGCAACGATGGAGGCCCAATTAGGAGGAGCCAAGGATGCGATTGCTGAAATTAAGAAGGATGCTGAGAACAACAAGAAATTGCCATTGGATGAAGAATCCTATAATAATGTTTTTGATTGTAAAGAACAGCAGGATCTGCTCGGGATGAAGAGCGATGAAGTCATCTCAGAAAAAGCACGCAAGAAGGCGCATGCAAAACGAGCAGAAATCATTGAGAAAGTTGAGACGTCGAAGTTGAAGGATGACATCTCAAAAACAGAGTACCGGGAGAGAAAGCTTGACGAACGTCCGCTGCCCGGTGATATCCAAAGAAACAATTATTTTAAACATACTGTTGTTGGGTTTTCGGAAGAGAATCCTAGTTTGTTTAATTTTTTGAGCCGTTTTTGGAAAACATATCTATCTCTCTTATATGTTCTACTAATTACTCATGCCTGCTTGCAGACATTGAGTAGAAACACAGATGGACCATTTCCATTTTCATTACTTATCATTCAATGGGTAGTGATATCTATGTATCAACTGATCATTATTGTGGGCTTAATACATGAGTACACCATTCCTTTTCTGGAAGTTGTTTCTCGCTCTAAATATATGTTGTGTGTGTGGATGTCATGTGCTCTAGGATCGATTACAGCATTGTATATTATCGTTCATACGCTGGGTAGTTTAAATGATTATGAAGCACCATCATTCTTAGTCTTTTGTATAATACTCTTTCTCTATTTTTTCACCTTTTCTTCTTTTTCTCTCATTTTCACAATTCTACGTTTTACTAGGATTGGAGTTGAATTCAATGGTTGCTACTTAAAAGCCGACGCTGATAGTTATGAGTTAAATTATGACGGTCGACCGGTGCCGATGAGGAATCAATCAGCTGTGATTCGTGATCCCATTACTGCCACTGTACATTTCAGCGAGGAGTCGAATTTAGAGACTACTTGTGTCACTAGAAATGTGCATTTGGAAGTTGTGGCAAATCTCTTGTCATCGACCAACTTCAATACGTATTATGCTGAAGAAGTGATTAACGAAAAAATCGTGTCTTCCCACAGGGGGACAGGTTATGTTATGCATGACCGTTTTCAGCCGATTTTTGGTCATTCTCAAATGGATGACTCTCTGTATGTGGCTTGTCTGATATCTCGTTCTTATCATGCAAAGTCCATGCAGAAATCTCTCAGAACACTTCGTACCCTGAACGTCGTTTAGTTGCTTTTGGATATCGTGCGGATGAAGTCCCATTGCCGGATTTTTGTAACGTCAAAAAAGACGCTGTTGTAATTTTAAGGCATACGGAAGATTCCAAACGCAGGGTGACCCAAGTATCAGCAGGTTGTGAAATACCTGGAGCATGCTTGCCTCATCCTGATCCAAAAGATCAACTAACCGCGGTGCGGGGTGTTCAAAAGCGTTTTTTGGCTCTGGTTCCAGAGTCAAAGCCCGAGGTAATGCGGGATTTCGCTTTATTTGTTAAGCTATGGCTTAGTGAGAATCTCACACCATTACCCTCTGATTCAGATGTTTCATTCGACACTTGGATCAATAACACAAATTATCCTGAATGGAGGCGTGAGGAACTCCGAAATGTTTTCAGGAACATGAATGGCCTTGAGTCTAAAGATCTCAAGTGCAAGTCCTTTATTAAGAGGGAGACATATCTTAATTACAAACATGCACGTGGTATTAATTCACGTACGGACGCTTTTAAAGTATTCTGTGGTCCGATTTTTACCTTAATTGAGAAATCGGTTTTCAAAATGAAATGGTTCATCAAGAAAATTCCTATTGATGAACGGCCCAGATATATTAAAGACATGTTTGCTGAACTCCCTGGCTACACTGTTTCAACTGACTTTGAAACCTTTGAAGCCCTCTTTGTTCCTGAATTGATGTCAGCTTGTGAGATGCAACTGTACGAGCATATGAGTCAATTCATCGACGGTGGAAATGAATGGTACAAAACAATCTTTCGGGTCTTGACTGGCCTGAACATCTGTGACTTCCGAAGCTTTGTAACGAAAGTGTTTGGTACAAGGATGTCTGGGGAGATGTGTACTTCTTTGGGAAATTCATTTACCAATCTTATGGTCTTTTTGTTCGTCTGTAAAAGGATGGGCATTCCGGATCCTCCCGGTGTAGTGGAGGGTGACGACGGAGCATTCCGCGTCGAGAGGATTCCCACCTCGTCAATGTTTGAGGATCTAGGTCTGAAGATCAAAATTGAATCGCATGAATCGTTTGAAGAAATGTCCTTTTGCGGTATGGTTTTTGATTCGGAGGACCTCCTTAACGTCTCCGATCCACGAGAGTATCTTGCCAGCTTTAGTTGGCTATCAAATAGATACGCGTGTGCCAAAAGAAACAAGTTGCTTGCTCTTTTGAGATGCAAAGCGTTGTCGCTTGCATATCAGTACATTGGATGTCCTATCATATCTGAATTGGCCCAATATGGATTACGAATGACCCGAGGAATCGACATTCGCCATGTTGTTAAAAATAGCCCTGCTTTTGACTCCTGGGAACGGGATAAATTGTTGGCCGCCTTGAAGGATGAGAAAAGACTCCGAGAGAAGCTGAAACCAATTCCAGTGAATACACGTTTGTTGGTCGCGAAGCTTTATGGTTTATCTATTGAATTGCAGATGGACATAGAGCGCTACTTGCGTGCTAAGAGTACACTGAGTCCAATCTGCTCACCGTCCATTACGTTACTTATGGATGCAGATTGGTGTCACTATGCGTCAAACTACACAAGTTGCAACTTGTTGACACATATTGATTTGCTTGGCGATCGGCCGGGCGCCCGTATCCTCTTCTCCTCAACCTAACTCGAG